CCTGTTTCAAACCCACCTAATATTAAAGTCCCGGTGGTAACAGCTGGTGCCTAGCACACTCTCGTACATAAACTAAATCGACGATGTGACGCACATAGCATCTATCACACCGCTATTCTCTAGTCATTAGTTAAATGACAATTAGAGAGATTAAGTAAACTCGGGAGTTAATCTGATCCCAAACCATCGCGTTACCGACTGGCTTAGGCTAATCTATCTCCTTCAAGGTGATAGGGAAGTATTAGACGACAAGTGGCTTTCCTAACCAACAAGTCCATGGTCCTTAGAAATGTGTGGGTTATTATTGAGAAAACATTATAGTCAATTTCTCAATATTCTAAGGCTGATTTAACAAAATCAGTAAAACCAGGCAACAAGCCTAACGAGGTTATTTAGACCTTATGATCCAGCCCACACTGGCTAACCCGCAGCTCTGAATGGGTAAAGAGTTAGATTTCTCTTCTTTGCAGCGGAACCCACGGCCCCACAAAAGTGGGGCCTTAAAACCAATTAGTAGATTTCCCATTAGGAGTTGTGTATTTGACCACAGGAATGGAATCACTAGTAACAGGAGAGGAAGGGGGGTTATTAGACTTTTGTTCAACAACTAAACACCCATCATCAGGAATTTTAACCAAGAGGGCTTTAAACATAGACCCCAGTTGTTTGACTTGGGATTCCAAATTTGCCACTTTTTCAGATTCTTTACTTTCAATTAAATTGTCCTTAAGAGACCTCGGAACTGTAGCAATTACTTGTGGAATTTGAATAATCCACAGATCCAAATTACCAGAAGTGGCCCCTGGAACATTGAAAGAAAATCCACCCAAACCTGACGAATCAAAATTAGTATAAACAAAACACACTGTAGCCCCGGTCCCAGCAGTAAGAGTGTTCTGAAAAGTTTGGGAATCATTACGAAACACAGAAGGTACAAAGTTACCATACGCTGCACTAACGTTGGTGACGGTCATGGAACTCAAATTTCCCAAAACTGATATAGAAACAAAGAAATTTCCAGCCTCGGGCCAAGCAACAGTAGCTTGCCCGGATGACACGGAAGTTGTGGGGTTTATATTACTACCAGTGGCCAGAACACCATGACCACCGGAACCAAAAGGATTAGCAGCTGAGACCGAAGCTGCGGGGAGTTCACGAACATGGCAAGCCAAGAGACCAGTACCTATTGAACTTATGTCCCTAGGTCTTATCAAATCAAATTCATATTCAACATAGAGCTCACCAATTTCGGTATTCACCCCATTCAACGGAAGGCCAGAGGAGGCCATTTGGAATAACCCCATGTCATAGAATTTGGTGGAAGTGTTAACAGGGGCGTTGAGGTTACCCGATGGGTAAACGAAATACTCATTTAATGGCATATGAGCGCGACCTTGTTTATTTTTAAGCACCTTCAATGACCCCATTGGATCATGAGTCATGGAGGCAAAAGGTACGGTTCTATCAGATCCAATATAATTTTCCATAGCAGTCATGGAAGAAAACGAGGGTTCATCAGGGTCCACGTTAGTGGCCATGACTAACTTACCAGAGGCAAAGGTAGAACCGGAAGCGACATAGGCTTCAGTAACATAATGAAACCGAAGAAACCTACATCTATATTGTTCATAAACAGCAGCTACTTTACTGAATATGGGGAATAACTCAGTGTTCCCAGGATTCAAATAATATTGATATTTGTTCTGAAAGGTTTGGAAACCAAACGTCAAATCAGTAACCTTTTCCATCCTCCTTGGGAATCTATCGACGATAGTTGAGTTGTTATGCATCTGCAATGCACGATTCAAACCATCAGAGACCACCATCTCTTGAAAAGTTCTTTTATTATTTTTTAGGGCGTTGGTAGCCCGCCCTTTTCTAGCAGATTTTGAGAGTTTCGGGCCTGAAACTATAGTTTTTGTTTTTGTTACCACTTTATTTGGTTTAGTGGTAGTGGTAGTGGACTTTGTCCGTTTTTGTTGCTTCTTTGAAGACATGATTGGAAAAGAGAGCGGGAGAGGAGAGAGAGAGTTGCGGGAGATTGTCTCGTAATACGAATACAGCAGACAATAGGTAATGTGGGGTAGCCCTGTTACCCACAGGGACTGTTCATCATGTGTAAACCGCTAAACGGATGAGCCGTGCAGTCTCTTGACATTTTGTTTAGTACGAAAATTTTACTCGCAAAGCGAAACGTTTTGGTCAATTACAACACACAACACCCTAGCAAAATATTTAAATACTTCAATGGCAATGCATAAATCCATTGAACGCCAGTTTTTCATATGTGAAAACTGAAAAGCCTATATCTTTTAT